AAATTGGTCAACATCTGCAAATATGGCAACTGCAAAATATTTACTTGGAGGAGCGGGTGGAACAGGTTCTTCTGCTTTAGCGGTTGGAGGAGAAAATCCTGGAGGTACATTGTCTGCAACCGAAGAATTTACTGGTGGTACAGAAACAGTCACAGCTTCTACCTTGACTACTTCATAAAAACATCTATATCTTCATTAATGACAGAAAAAAGAAATATTAAAACTCTTATAGAGCAAGAGTCTCCGCACTTAAACAACATCCTTGATCCTGATGATTTAAAATCATTTAATGTAATCATAGATGAGTTAAGAGACACTTGGACCAAAAAACAAATTTTTAGAACAGAAACGGAAGCTAGAATTTCTGTTTTACAAGATGCAAAGTATCCTACCAAAGCGTCTAAGTATTGGCAGTGTGTAAGAGAACAAAATGTATTCTTAGAAAACTTAATGAGTTTATCTTTTGACTTTAGAAGAAACGAAGCAAAGATTAAATATTTAGAAAACAAAATAGAAAAAGAATTAGAAAAGGAACAAGACTTTGAAACCGAATATCGTTTAGAGAAACTTAAAATTGATCTAGATGAAAAAAGATATTCTAAAGCGAATATGGAACTGGTTGCAAAAGATCGAATGAGAGAAATTAGTATGTGGTCTAATTTGAAAAAAGAATTTGATGATGGATCCTTTGATACCAAGAGTGTGAATACTCATCAATTAGAATCCTATCACAAGATTATGCAAAACAAAGCACAGACCTTAACTTCAGGATCTTCACAACCCGAAGTCTTTAATGTTCTTGGACAACTTCAAACCATTGAAAGAGAAATGACCGAAAGAGGGATGATTAAATATGATGGTGAAAAAAGAGAAGCTCTTCCTCAGAAACAAAGCTTTGGAATGCAACCCGAGCAACCAAAAGCAAACGAGTTTTTACCAGAGAGTAAAATCGGCAATCCAACGGGAAAATAAAATTATCAATCCCTTGATATGTGTCAAGGAAGGTGATAAATATAAAGTCTGTGTAGGTAATAATCGTTATCTTGCAGGATTAGAACTCGGCTTTACAGAATTTCCTGTAATAGTCACAGAGTCAGAAGAACCGAAAGTATTAAAAGAAATGATAGCTAAGTATCAAAATGTGGAATTCTAAACAACTGTTTTTTCTTATGGCAATGCCAAGATCTGGTAATACCTTATTTGGTTCAATAATAAACCAAAATCCTGATATGGGTTGTACCGCTAATTCGATTACCTTAGAGATAATGAAAGATTTACATTTACTTAAACAAACAGATGTATTTTTAAATTATCCTGATGAAAAATCATTAGATAATGTTTTAGACGTTGTGTTTGATACGTATTATAAGGATTGGGATTACAAATATATTATTGATCGTGGACCTGTAATGACCCCTGGTAACTTAGCACTGATGCAGAAACATTATAAACGACCTTTTAAAGTTATTATTTTATTAAGAGACTTAATGGATGTCCTAGCTTCTTTTATTAAATTTTTTGAAAATGAGCCCACAGCTTTTCCAAACCGATATGGATGTAAGAATATAGAAGAAAAATTATCTATGTTAATGAATAAAGATGGAGGTATTGCAAAAGAATTAGAAGCCATCAAGAACTCTTATAATTATCCTGACATGTGTCACTATATTAAATATGACGATTTAGTGGCAAATCCAGAACAAGTCATATCTAAACTCTATGAATTTTTACAAATTCCTTATTATAAACACAATTTCAAAACCTTGACGCAATTTAAAGTTAATGGTATGACCTATGACGATAACATCGTTGGAAACAAGATGCATACAATAAGAACAGAAATAAAGAGAGAGGAGAATCCATATAAACAAATGATACCTCAAAGGATCATTGATAAGTATGGTCATATTAAATTTTAATGAAATTTAATTTTGTTTTTTTAGGTCAATCGGTGCTACGATACGAAGTTCCACTTGATATTTTTAATGCGATTAATCGTATTTATGAAAACAACTTTAGGGAATTACCTGCAGCTAACCGTCAGTTAGTAGGTAAAATTATGGATGAAAAATCTATTTTTTATGATGGAGATGATGAAACTAAAATGAAAAGATTTAGTTTACTTCCAGCCAATGTCCATCAATGGTTTTTATCTATGTATGATCATTATTTAAAATGGAATGGAATTAGAAATTACAAAACGCATTTAAATAGTATTTGGATTAATGAAATGAAAGCCAATGAATATAATCCCGTACACGTGCATCAAGGTAATTTATATACAGGATTGTCAAGTGTTATGATTTTAAAAACACCATCCACTTATGGCCAGGAGTATTCAGCAGAAGGGCAACCTCAAAATGGTAAGTTACAAATATTAGGATCCGTTTCAGGACAATTTGCAAAAGTCGATTATCAACCTCCAATGCAAGTTAGAGATTTTTATATCTTTCCATATGATATGAGACATTGTGTATATCCATTTAATGGTACCAATGAAACACGAAGAACACTCGCAGCTAACTGTGATGTTCTTTATAACCCAATTGAAAACAGAGGAGCAGAGTAATGATAATTACAGAACCACGTTGGAAGTCTTTGATTGTGGAAACAACGACTCCCATATTTACACCCGAACAATGTCAAATGATTATTGAAGCGGGGCACAAGCAACCACGAGAAGACGGACAAGTTGGAGGTGGTAAAGATGGAACCGTAGATACGAAAACCAGACTATCACATATATCTTGGATTCCATTTAATATACTCCCAGAAATGTATAAAACTTTAGAAAAAGTAATGTTAACCACTAATGGTAATCACTTTGGTTTTGAAGGTATGCAAATTACAGAGCCAGCACAATTTACAGAATATTCTAATGGTGGATTTTATGATTGGCATATTGATTCAGATGTCGAATGTTCAAAAGAACCCCCAGTAAGAAAAATATCAATGACTTTACTCTTATCTAAAGATAATGAATTTGAAGGTGGTGGATTAGAATTGATGTCAGAAGGAAAGTTTGCAAGACCTAAGCAAGGACACGCAATCTTTTTTGCATCTTTTATTAGACATCGAGTGGTGCCAGTAACAAGAGGTACAAGAAGATCTTTAGTGATGTGGTTTGGAGGAACACCTTTTAAATAATGTTACATAAAGAATTTTGGTTTCCAACTCAAATTTATATTAAAGAATTTAATTTAGATAATCATCAATTGACTAATGATATTGTAAATTGGTCTAAACAAGATCCAGGTTTAAGTAAAACCAATGTGAATGGTTGGCATTCAAAATCAGATATGCACCAGAAACCGGAATACAAAGCTTTAGTCGATCAGCTATTTCAAATGCAACAAGAAATATTCAAAGAAGATTGTTTAGCGGATCAACCTGTACTGGGTAATATGTGGGCTAACATTAATCCTCCAGGTGGTTTTAATAGACCTCATATTCATCCTAATTCATTGTGGTCTGGAGTTTATTATGTAAAAACTCCAAAAGATTGTGGTCATTTAAAATTAGAAGATCCAAAAACAAGAGCTGAAATGGTCATGCCGAAAAGAACTCAAGAGCAACTTCCACAATATTTATGGAGAGAAGTGCATTATGAACCTGTTGCAGGAAGATGTATTATGTTTCCTTCTTGGTTGAATCATACCGTTGACCCGAATAGATCAAATGATATAAGGATATCTGTTAGTTTTAATTTTTTACAGAAAGGTTTTGAATGAGTTTTGAACAAAATAAATACCAAGTAATCAAAGAAGCCATACCCCCACAACTGGCTAATTTTTGTTTTAATTATTTTTTATTAAAAAGAGATGCAGTGAAATATATGTATGACAATAATATTGTAGCGGAGTCTCCATTATTAGGAACCTGGAAAGATCAACAAGTTCCAAATGTCTATTCTCATTATGCAGATATGGTGATGGAAACTTTACTGGTTTATGTTCTTCCGATTATGAAAGAAAAAACTGGATTAGACTTAGTACCAACTTATGCTTACACAAGAGTTTATGAAAAAGGTGCAACCTTATTTAGACATAAAGATAGACCAAGTTGTGAAATATCAACCACACTTAATTTAGGGGGTGATCCTTGGCCAATCTATATTGATCCAACTGGAGAGAATAATGTACTCAAATCACAATATACACAAAGAGGTGAAGAAGTTCTTTTAAAAGAAACAGCACATAAAGGTAATAGAGTAGATTTAAATCCAGGAGATATGTTAGTTTATTCAGGTTGTGATTTAGAACATTGGAGAGAACCTTTTGAAGGAAACATTTGCCATCAGGTATTTTTACATTATAATCATAGAAACGGTAAATTTGGAGAGTCTAATTTGTTTGATAAGCGCAAAATGTTAGGACTTCCATCCGGCGTATAAATATAATATACTAGTTATGATATGCTACAAAAGATTCAGTTCAAGCCTGGTTTTAATAAACAAGCCACACCTACTGGCGCAGAAGGTCAATGGGTAGATGGGGATAATGTTCGTTTTAGATATGGTCAACCTGAAAAAATAGGTGGTTGGTTAGAACTTGATCAATCTACATTAGCAGGTCCGGTTAGAGATCAACACACTTGGACCGATATTGAAGGTCAAAAATACGCAGCTTTAGGTACATCTAAATTACTCGTTATTTATTATGAAGGTACGTTTTATGATGTTACACCTTTAGATACTCCATTAACATCTTGTACATTTGATTCTACCAATGGATCAGCAATTGTCACCGTAAATAAAACTTCTCATAATAGAGCTGTTGGGGATTATGTTATATTTAGTTCTGTAACTTTACCAGGTTCGCCTTCTACAGGTTTTACTGCCACATCTTTTAATAATGTTTTTGAAATTACTTCTATTGTAAGTAATAATGAATTTACGATTACTATGCCAACTACAGAAAGCGGTACTGGTATGACGGCAGCAGGTTCTGCAACATGTACTCCATATATTACTATTGGTCCTGTTTTTGAAACAGGAGCATTTGGTTGGGGTACGGGTAACTGGGGTATTGAAGAATGGGGAACTGCAAGATCTACGACTCAGGTTACACTCGATCCTGGCTCCTGGTCACTCGATAATTACGGCCAGCTTCTTGTTGCAACTGTTAGAAATGGAAAAACATTTACTTGGGATCCAAGTACACCGACATCATTACAAACCAGAGCAACAGTGGTTAGTGGCGCTCCAACTAAATCATTAATGAGTTTAGTGTCAGATCGAGATAGACATTTATTTTTAATGGGTACAGAGACTACAATAGGTAGTGGTTCTACACAAAATAAAATGTTTATAAGATTTTCAAATCAAGAAGATATTGGTACCTATGCTCCAACGGCAAACAATACAGCAGGTACATTTTTACTTGACCAAGGTAATGAAATTGTAAGTGCGGTTCAAGGTAAAGATTATATACTCGTACTCACGGATCAAGCAGCATATCAAATACAGTTTGTGGGTCCACCTTTTACATTTAGTATTAGACAGGTTGGTTCTAACTGTGGATGTTTAGGTCAGCATGCAGCAGTCTATGCACAAGGTGCCGTCTTCTGGATGGGATTTGGTGGGGGCTTCTTTATGTTTGATGGTACGGTAAAACAATTGCCATCACTCGTTGAAGACTTTGTATTTACAACTCAAGGAGATAGTTTAGGAATTAATTATGCAGCCAATCAAATTGCCTATGGATATCATAACTCACTTTATAATGAAGTAGGCTGGTTCTATGCAGCGAGTGGCTCGCAGCAAATTAATAGAAATGTTGTATTTAATTTTATTGAACAAACTTGGACCGTTGGATCTTTATCTAGAACAAGTTACAGTGATGCACACACTTATGATTTACCTTATGCAACAGAATTTACTTCTAATGGTACACCTACGTTTCCAACGATTAATGGTGTGACGAATACTTTTGGTTCATCTAAATATTGGGCACATGAAACAGGGATTAATGAATTATATATAGATGGAACATCTACAGCCATTACATCTTATATTATATCAGGAGACTACGATTTAGATGCACAACAAGGTATGAATGGTGATGGTGAAAATATTATGAGAGTATCAAGATTTATCCCTGACTTTAAAAATTTATCGGGTAATGCAAAAGTGACTTTACGATTTAGAAATTATCCAGGTCAAACACCACAAACCGATGCAGACTATCCACTAGTCACTGGGCCTTTTACCATTAATACAACATCAACTTATGTAAGTACAAGAGTTAGAGGACGACAAGTATCACTAAAAATAGAAAATGATGATGTAGGTGAGTCTTGGAGATATGGTACTTTAAGATTAGATATACACGCAGGAGGTAGAAGATAATGGCAAAGATTAGTGCAATTATACCAGAACCTACACCAGACTATGATGAAAGTAATCAAAGACAATTAAGAGAAGGTTTAGATACTTTAAAGAATGAATTAAACTTTGGTTATCAAGAAGATTTAAAACAAGAGTTACAAAGATTTACATGGTTTAACATGAGGTTTGGTTGCTAATGAGTGGTTGTAATAATGTTAATCCAATAACAGGTGGAAGTACAGTTGATGACATTCCATTTTATTTAGCTGTACAGCAAGGTAAAGTTCCTGGTTACTCTATGATTAATAAATTTGGATATAATAGTTCTATTGGATCAGGTGCTTTTGAAACTATTTGGGAAACAGG